CTTCGTCATCGCCGTCATCTTCGGCTTCAACCTCTAACGGCGCGTCCGGTCCTTCATCTTCGTCCGCGTCGCCGTCATCAACTTCCTGGTCGTCAAGTTCCTGATCCTCAAGATTTGCTTTTTCTGCGTCTAGTGCCATGTCGTGCCTCTTTGTCTCACACCAATTGAACGGCGGTGCGGTTGCCGTGTTACTGCTGACCCCGCGTCAAATTGCTAAGGGTCTGCGCTGTTTTCAGTGCCAATTCGCGCTCGTTGCTGTCAATGGATGCCAGCGTTTCGGCGGTTTTGGCGCGTGTCTCTTCCGTCCGGGCTGCCGTGTATTCGGTGTCAGCCTGCGCTTTGACAGCTTGCGCCTGTGACTTCTCTGTCTCCGCCTGCAAGTAAACCACCTGCGGATCTGGCTGCTGTTGTTCCGCTGCCGCTGCCATTTCGGCCTCTTCTTTTTCGTTCGGCTCAATAACACCCATGCTGACCATCTTCTTGCGGTAGAATTTCCGCACGTCAGAAATTCCTTCGCCTTCCATGTTCATTAGCGCCATGCCGGTCAACACAGCCCTATCCTGCGGGTCTTGCGTCAACTGGATCATACCAGTCAGCGCGCGCACTGTGGCCTCGCGCTTGGACGCGGACGAAGGCCCTACATCAACGATAACGTCAAACTTGGCCTTGGAAATATCATTCTCATATTCAACCTCGCCAGTTTCCGTGTTCAGGATCGGCGTTGTCAGTTCTGCCGTTTCAATATCGCCCTGCAAGCCAACCATTTTCATCTTGCGGCCCGGCTCCACCAGCACATCACGCGCCATGCATAGCCAGATTTCGCCGGAACGCTTAACAGCCTTAGCCATGTTCGACATGTAGATGAATGACTGCATGTCTAGCCGCGACTGGATCAACTCAACAGCCTTGCCGCTGATGTTCGACACCATCTCTTCGCCGTCCTGCTGACGTCCGAGAATGTCCTGCATATCCTGCTCTGTGATCTGCAACAGTGCGGCCATAGCTGCGGGGATTTGCGGGGGTTTGGTGTATCCGATTGGACCGCTTGCCATTTCGTTGCCGTTGGCATCCTGCACCGGGTTAACCAGCAAGTAAGGATAGTTCTTCAGATTGTCCTGCGCCCACATATATTCGTGACCGGCAACCTGTTCAGGCATAAAGATAGGCTTTTCCATCGGCGTCAGTGCGCTGATCTCGCCCAGCTTGGATAGCTGCATGTTCTTGAGCCGCTGCGCATCCTTGGCCAAGCGCACATGCCCCATGCACCTCTCGATATTATCCACAAACCACCGCTTGCCATAGACCGGCACAATCGGAATTTCCGTGCCTGCGATGTGGCCTTCGTCGGACAGAACGCCACCGCCGCTCATGAAATACTTGCGAACCTTGCGGCGCTTTACCTTTTTCTGGCGAACCTCTTGCGTGCCGACCGATGCAAGCGCGGCCTCTAACTCCGGATCATTGGCAAAGTCCGCCTCGCTATAGCGTTCTTCTTCGCCGGCCAGCGTTTCAAATACGCGGATGGTTTCAAGTTGCATCTCAGCCTTGTAGACTTCCGCAACATAAACCACGTCATGCGCGGCCCAGTCAAAGTCCATGTCGCCAATACTTTCAGGCCAGCTTGTCGGATCATCGCCCCATATCTCCTCATAGGCGTCGGGCGTCATGGCTGTTAGCACATAGCATGACTTGGCGTCGCTCTTGTCCTGGCGCTTGGCGTTCAGGTCAAAGAACACGGATGTATCGGCGTCATAGATAGGCTCGATCAGGATGCGCTGACGGTCGTCGTCGTCGTCGTATTCATCCTCATACACAGTGCGCAGACGCCATGCGCCAAAACCACCGCCGACGGCCTCCTCAAATGCGTTGTCATAGGCTTCGTCTGCCGTGCTGTATTCTTCATCGGCCCGGTAAAGCCCGTCACAGGTATCGGCAAGCGTATCGTCTGCGCTGCCGTCCTTGCTTAGAAAATCAACCGTGATGCGGTTGTTCCGGTATTCGTTGATGATCCGCATCACCGACAAGTGAACCTTGTTCACCTCAAACTTAGGCTTATTGGCAAACTGCTCGCCCAGGCTGCCTTCCCACTGCGCGCCCGCGATGGAATAGAACCGGCGATCCTCAAGGCACTGAATGCGCTCGTCACGCACGGCGGATTGAATGGCGTCGAACTCGATTAGAGCGTCCTCATGGACCGCCTGCAATCTTTGCTCTTTTGTCTTACGTGCCATTATGAGACCCCATGTTTCGGTTACAGTATAACATTACAACTCACCTAGCAATAGGCATAGATGTAGGCATAAGAATAGCGGGCGGTTGCTTCTTGCGCCCCACCATCGCCGGGAAAAGGTTCGTCATTCCCCAGACAAGCGCATCAACGCGGTCCGGGGAATAGCCAAGCGACTTGCGGTCCATGTCGATAGTGAACGCGCACATCTGGTCTTCAAGCTGCGGCAGTGACACCGCATGGCGGACTTTCCCTTGCTCGTAAAGCGCAGCGATAGGCTCTGCCCTGACGTGCTTGCCGCGTGTTGCTGTCACTTTAGTCACTGGCACGGATCGGCCCCTTGCAGCGGCCCTAATCATCGCCTCCACCATATCCCCGCCCTGATTAACCTCAGCCACAATGCAATCGGCCTCATATTGATCGTAAAGCGACAAAGCGCGCCGCGCCCAATCTTCCGGCCTGTAGCGCCCGCTGTCATCATCCAGCACATACCCACGACCAGACGCATCGCGACCCACCACAACGATCCCAGTTTCATCGCTGCCGGGGTTGTTTGTCGTGGCGGGATCAACTGCCACGACAATACGTTCAAGTTCAGGCGGCTGCTCGTGCGTAATGTAACGCCGACGCCATAGCGCGTTGTCATCATCAGCAGAGAACACGCCATCGTAGAATCGCTTGCGCTGGCGTTCTGGCATGTGCGCAAGACTTTTTAGGTATTCAACAGACAGGTTCGCCATATTGTCAGCGGGGTTGATCGTCGTGTGCGCGTAGTCTGTTTCGTGGTCGGGGATCGGCAACCCGTCAGCCGGGTGAATTCCGTTTACAAATATCTGATAGGTCCAATGCGCGGCAGTCGTTGGGTTCAGGTCAACATAGATCACCTGCTTGAGTGGCTTGCCGTCCAACTGCTTAATCACCTGCGCCAAGCGCGACTTGACCAATTCGAACGCATCAAGCGCAATCTGGCTGGCTTCGTTCAGGTAGATCGTGACGTATTCCTTGCCCAGAACCTTATCAAGCCGTTCCTTGTCCTTGAGGCCGGCAAGCCAAATCTGTGACCCGTTCGGCAGCTCAAAAAATCCATCCTTTTCACGCCATTTTAGTTGCAGTCCGGGGAAAGCCATCTTCACAACGGCGGGTATCGTTTCGTTACCGATGGATTGCTTGGCGTCCACACCGTCATTACGGAATATCGCATGTCGTGAACCTGGTGCCTTTAACGCGCGTGTGATTATCGCGTAGCATGTTAGGAACGTCTTGCCAGATCGCGAACCGCCGTAAACAAGGATATACCGCGCTGCGGTCGCAAAGACCTTGCGGACCTCGCTCTGCCGTTCTGTTAGCTGGAAAGAACCATCAAGCGGCATCAGATTTCCTTATCGTCGCCTTGGATCGTCACGTTGAAGTTGGTTTGTTCAACCTCCAGCTTGTCAGCATATCGCGGCAGCATCTTGGAAAGCAGCCATTTACGAGTATCAACCCGCAGCCGTGACCGCTGCAGCGCCTCTGGGTTTAGCGCTGGACCGCCCTCCCGTTCTACGTAATCGTTGCTGCTGTCATCAGCAATATCAAGCAATTCGTCAGCCCAATAATGCGCCCTTGCATCACAAGCCTTCGCGTAACGGTCCGAAAATCCCTCCCTATCTGTGGCAACCCAAAGCATAACTGTAGAACGCGATGGCATTGCATCATCGGCACAAATTGACCGCAGGCTTTCACCCGCAGCCATTCTGACCATGATCGATTCAGCAACATCATCGCTATAGACTGTCGGCCTACCTGCTGTCACGTTACGCCCACCCGATCAGCGTTGCAGTTGTTCCCGTTGCCAGAACGCGCGTGCCACGAAACGGAATGACAGCGCCGGCAAGCAAGTTGTAGGTCACGTTATTGCCATACCTGTCTTGGATAACAGCCGTGCCAGCCGCATCGCAGTAGATCGCGCGTGGCGTGATTGGAATGTCCACCGTGTCGCTTGGCGTGATTGCGAAATGGATTGTCGCCGGGCTGTCAAGCTGCGACGGGTGAAACTCGAATGGGTCGGCCATTGTTTATATCCCTTGATGTTTGGTGCAGGTTATCACACGTTCGCAACGGTGTCACGCATCACCTGAACAACAGCCATATTACACCAGCGGCGATTAACGTCACCGTGATGATGTACTTCATGTGTTGCGCATGTTGCGCGGCGTCGATGAGGTTCATCTAGTTTCCTTTCCAGTTTCATTATGCAAGTCCTCTAGCCCGTAGGAAGAAAGCCGGGTTTCGCCTTGCATCGGTCAATAGGGGATATGAGCCCGCGTTGATCCGCTCCGCACCCCGTTTATAGCCGTGGGTCAGGCTGTCTCGCGTAGTCCCTGATAATCCATGATGTTTGTCCGCACCCTGCTGAACCATCCCTTAGCCCGCAATATACGCCCGATACGGTTATTCGCAAGCCCTGTTGCGTCTGCGATGTCCTGAATGGTTACGTTCCATTCCAGCGGTTCGGCGTATGCGTGGATGAGATA